AGGCGTGTACACTCCGGGGAATATCTGGTTTGTCAACGCCAACGGAGGCTCGGACCAGTTGGATGGAAATTCATGGGCAAACGCTCTCCACACAATGAGGGAGTGTTTTTCGCGCCTATCACCAAACGACACCATCCTGTTCATCGGTCAGGTGAAGGAACAGTTGGTGGCTCCGCTGGGTGTGAGCAACGTCAAGATTATTGGCGCTGCCACCCGCACCCGCTATGGCAACGAATCGAGCTTCGGGCATCCGTTGCTGGATGCAGCTTCAGCGTGGCGACCCCCAGCCTCTCCGACCGCCGCCACCCCGCTGCTGGAACTCCGTCAACAGGGCTGGCTGGTGTCGAATATCCTGTGGGACGCTCCGGCAGACGCAGCGGCCATCCAGCTGCATCGCGCCGAGAACGCCACCTATCCCGACCCGTCCAGCTTTGTCGCAGATAACTGTCAATTCAGCGACGGCGAAGGCGGAATCTACGACGTGGGCGGCTGCTACAACATTCTCATCCAGAACTCCCGCTTCCGCGCTCTGACCACCGCCATCAAGACCGTCAGCACCGGAATCGCCGTACCTCTTCGCAACACCATCCAGGGCAACACGTTCATCGGCAACACGAATGACATCAATGGTTCGTACTCGCAAGCGGTTATTCAAAACAACCTGTTCCTGAGCGACAGCACCGTCACGATCAACACCATCGCGGTCAGCGCCCAGGGCGATCACAACATGGTTATCAACAACTACGTGCCGAACGTCGCAGCAGACATCGACCCGGCACACGGATACACGGGAAGCGCCACTGATGTGTGGAGAACCTTTGCCACCGACCAGGCCGACCCGGTTATCACTTCGCCGCCTGTTTAGAAGTAGAAGTAGTCTGGGCGGGGCAGCCAGCGCCTAATCTGGCTGCAATCTTAACCTACGCATCGGAGAGACGATGGCCTTAAATGAGACTCAGGTAGTCGAACAGCCAGTCGCAGCAGAAGTAGAATCAGCCGAACCCGAATCACACTCCATCCCAGTTGTAGAGGAGCTAACTGGGAAAGGCCGGGAAAAGTGGTTAAAGGAGCCAGCGGATTATCCGCGCCCCCCGAAGAAGTCTGCTCCCAAATCTTCGACCTCGACGGACAAGGCGGACTCGTCAGCCGCAGCAGCAGATGTGAAGGAATCCGACGTAACGGAAGACTCGTCACCTTCCCCCGCTCAGGGAACTGAGGAAACCGCCGAAACCGCCGCAGAATCGGCAGCTGCGGAACCATCACAGTCGCAACCAAAGGGTAGCGAAGCTGAGAAGCGCATCAAGTCGCTGCTTAGCGAAACCAAGCTACTCAAGCAACGGTTAGCTCAACTGGAAGTGGAGCGTGGTGCGCCCCCGACGCAGGCTGCCTCTAAGCCCGCCGCCGAGGGTGAGAAAGCTCTCGAACGCCCCGACCCCTCGAAGTTTGAGACCCTCGGGGAGTATTTCGACGCTCTCTCGGACTTTAAGGTAGAGTCCGCGCTGCGTACCGAGCGGCAACGGCAGGCCCAGGAGTGGGAGCAGTCTCAGGCTCAACAGAAGGTTCAGGTTGAGCGTGAGCAGTGGAACTCGAAAATCGACGGTGCCCGCAAGCGACACCCCGACTTCGACACCATCGCTCTCAACCCCGACCTCCCCGTGGCAGAAGGCTCAGCAATCGACTGGTGGGTGATGAACAGCGAACATGGAGCAGAGGTGCTCTATCACTTCGCCTCCAATCCCGACCAGCTCGAAGCCCTGAACCGGATGCCTCCGCTTGAAGCCGCCAAGGCTCTCGCCAAAGTTGAGTTCGAAATGACCGACGCCCCTGCGCCTGTGCAACGTCAGGTTCCAAAAGCGCCTCCCCCGCCACGAGAGGCTAATACTCGTGGACAAGTTGACCCGATAGCGGCGGCGCTCGCAGCCGGTGACTTTGGCACATATCGACGCCTAAAGGACGCCGAGGAGCGAGGGAAACGCTCTTAAATATCTCACAAGTGATGCTTGGCAAATTCATTTCAATTTGTAGACTGGGTGACGATGGAGAGTTTGCGTATACTCGTCAACCAGTTGAAGGTAGCCGGTTACATGAACACCGACTACAACAAAGAGTATACGCGAGAGTTTGCGGTGGGCGAGACCGTTCGGGTCAAGCTGCCCCAACGCTTCAAGACCCGCGACGGCCTCGGCTACAACCCCCAAGCTCTAGATCGCCAGTACACCTCTGTCACCTGTAACCAGATTTTCGGCGTCGATTTCGAATGGGATTCCGTCGAAAAGGCTCTGAAAATGGAGCGTGGCGAGGAAGCAATCCGCAACGAATACATCAAGCCAGCGATGGCCGCAATTGCGAACGATATTGATTCGCGTGCAGCCTTGTTTGCTTACCAGAACACCAACAACATCGTTGGCGTGCTGGGCACCAACCCCACCTCGATGACCACCTTCGAGCAGGCGCGGGAACGCATGGTTAATCTTGCGTGCCCTCCCGGCAAGAAGACCCTCACGGTGGTGCCTCAGGTTAATACGAGCATGGTCCCGAGTCTGGCGAGTTTCCTCAACCCGAGCCGTCAGATTAGCGACCAGTACCTCGAAGGCTTCCTGGGCAAGCTCAGTGGCTTCGACGTGTGGGAAGATGTTAATATCTACAACCACACTGCCGGGACCGCTGGGACCGCTGGTAACGTGACCGTGGTGGGAGCTGGCCAGTCCGGCAGCGCCATCAACATCACGGGCACCGCAGCCGAGACGTTCCTGAAGGGCGATGTCATCAGCTTCGACGGCGTGCGAATGGTTAACCCCCAGTCGCGCCGAGTTGTGGGAGCTGAAGACAAGCAGTTTGTTGTCACCGCAGACCTCACCCTGACGGGCGGCACGGATGTGCTGAACATCGAACCCGCCATCGTTGGACCGGGGCTGTATCCGGCTGGTCAGTATCAAAACGTTGATGTGCTTCCGGGCGCTTCGGCAGTCATCACGTTGTTCCCCGGCACCTCAGCACCGCAGGGCCTCACGGGAGCGCAGAATCTGGCGCTGCATCGGGATGCTTTCGCGCTGGTGGGTGTGAAGCTGGAAGTCCCGAAGGCAGTCGAAATGTCCAGCCAGCAACGCGACCCCGAGACTGGGATTGCGGTGCGGTTCGTCAGGATGTTCGACCCGGTTCAATCGCGCATGATTAACCGCTTCGACGTGTTGATGGGCTTTGGAGTTCTCTACGGCGATAACTGCGCCGTAAGAATGTTGAGTGCATAGGAGATAATGACTAACATGAAAACACTATACAAAGCCGTTATCTCGCTGGTTCTGGCGTTCGTTGGACTCACTCCGGCGTTCGCTACCACCTCACTCACCCAAACCACCCTCGCGGCGGGTGTTAGTCGGACAAGCGACACGATTCATGTCGCCTCGACGACCGGCATCACCGTCAGCGGCGGGACCACTGCCACCGGCCTCTACATCGACAACGAGTATCTTGTGGTACTCGCGGTCGATACGACCAGTGGATTTGTGAAGGTCAGCAGGGGTCAGGCTGGCACGCGCTCTAACGCTCACCTGAGCGGAGCGATTGTGCTCGCCGGTCCGCCTCGCGCCTTCTACAACACCGACCCAAGCGGAGCAGCGGGTTATCCGGCTGCCTGCACCAACGCCGCCTACACCCCCTACATCAACATCATCACCGGCAATCAGTGGTTGTGCTCGACGGTGCTGAACAAGTGGGTGCCGGGATGGGGTAATCCGGGGAACTCCGGGACTCCTATCGCTGTGACCGCTGCGGTGGCTTCGGCTGCCGGGACGATCACCCCGAGCGGCCCCCTGTTTCACGTAACCGGCGCACTCGCTATCACCGGGTTCGTGATTCCGATCGGTTACAACGGTGGACCGTTCTGTATCATCCCAGACGGTAACTTCACCACCACCACAGCGGGCAACATCGCACTCGCTTCCACGGCAGTAACTAGCAAGCAACTTTGCTATGCCTACGATGCGAATGCGGCGAAGCCTTTCTTTCCTAGCTATTAGTTAGATAGTAAAGGGCGGGGGTGGCTGAAAGGTCACCCCCTCTCTCAATCCCCAGGAGGCTCCGTGGCAACAGTCCTCGACATCATCACCGACAGCCTCAGTGAAATTGGTAGCTATGCTCAGGGTGAAGTCCCCTCCGCCGCCGACGCCCAGTTTGCACTTCGCAAGCTAAACCGGATGTTGGATGCATGGAATGCGCGAAGGTTGATGATTTATACGACTACCTTTGCTCAGTATACGCTGGTGCCGGGCTTGATTCCCCACACCATCGGCCCGAGCGGCGCAACCTACACAGTCAGCCAGCGCCCCGTCCGCATCGAGGCCGCCAACATTATCTTGAACAACGTGGTTCCCTACGTGAAGAGTCCGCTGAACATCCGTAACGACCAATTCTGGGAAAACCAACCCGTCCCCACTATCACCACCACTCTCCCCACCGACCTCTACTACTCCCCGGCGTGGCCCAACGGTCAACTCTACATCTGGCCAGTCCCCACGGTCGCTTACGGACTCGAACTTTGGTACTGGCAGGTTATTAGTCAGTTTGCTGCTCTCACAGACACGGTGAGCTTCCCTCCCGGCTACCAGAACGCCATCGTCTATTCGCTGGCGGTGGAGATGGCGAATGCGTTCGGCAAACAGGTGAGCGGCTCGCTCGCCACCCTCGCTAACAATGCGTTCAACTACATCTTCGGCAACAACAGCGATTCGCCGCAGATTGCCACGACCGACAGCGGAATCCCGGACTGCGGCGGCAAACAACTGCCCAGCTTCAACTGGCGCACGGGCGGCTTCTCGGGGAG